CTACCTACTGCTGTACCTGCTGCCATATTATATTTTTTTAATTAATTCTGTTGTTTGACTTCCTTTTATAAATCCTAAATTTAAAAACTTATTTATTAAATTCTGATTATTATTATTAGAAAATACATACTCAACTCCAGACTCTTTACAATACGCTATTAAAGTTTCTAATAAATAATTCAAAGCTTCGTTTCTATTTTCTTTTATGTTTCTGTCAGAGATAATCCATTCAACCCAAGCTACATCAGCATTGCTTCCAAAATATATAAATCCTGCACACACAGGTTTATCATCTAACATTACCATCAAACCGCCTTCGCCGTTTTCAGGTAAAAAATTTTTTTGTGGAGCTTCTTTCCAACCCCAATCTTTCCACCATCCTTTTAATACATCTTCATAATCAGATGGATTTAACTTCCTTATACTAAATTCCATACTACCACAAAGATACTAATTTTACGGATAGCTTTTCATAACTTCGGACTCTACTGCAAATAGTTCTACAGATGTAGTGTTTTGATTTACCAATGAAAAATTAAGCAAGTGACCTAACATTCCATGAGTTTCTGCCTCCATATTTTTGATATATAATATATAAGGGTCAGCTACACCAATTGGCTGAGCTCCTGTTATATTAGTATTAGCAAATAATCTGTTAATACCACTAACTAAATCTACCTCTATGTTTGTAATTTGTCCTGCAAACTTTACTGTCGTATATGCTGGTTCAGAAAAATATAAATAGTCTCCAATACTTACTATATTACCTATAGCTACAAGTGGATTCGTAGAAAAATTAACTGTAAGAACATTACTTTGTGACGACCAGCTAGCTGCTTTACCTATACCATTAGCTGACCTCAAAGCATATTCATCTGCCGCAGCTGGTATAACTCCATTCTTTCTTAGATATGCAAAGTATGCGCCTTCTTTTTTTATAAACCATGTTGAATCTATATACCCGTCATTCTGAATATCTGTCTGCATGTTTACTGACCACGGAGAATCAGTTTCTAAATTTAAAGCTTTGAATACTTTATTCTCTAATGGGTTTTGATTAAACACACTTGTTATCTGCGAGCTGTATTGTTGACCGTAATAATTGTTTCTTGTCTCGTTGGTATTGTGTTTGTAAATGTTACCACCTTTAAATGAATATAAATAATTGTTCATACCCAACATATTTTCAGGTATAAAAGAATAAAATGATGGCCACCCTTTTACTCCATCACTATACGTTAAAGTATATTCAGTAGTAACAGGGGACGGAACAGGAGGTACTGTGCTTGGTGTAGGTGGCGTAGGTGGAGTAGGTGGGGTAGGCGGAGTCGGGCTTGGTACGCTACACGTATCAGAATTATATATTAAATTGTTTTGTCCACCCATATAGCCATGGTAAAAACACTCATAGCTGACCGTTCCATATCCACCAACTACAGTAATAGTTACATCTCCCCAGTAATATGTATAAGTATTTCCATCTAAACCTACCTTAGGGCCTACAGCATTTGTTCCTGTATAACTTATAACATTAGTCAAGTTAAAGTTTTGTATAGCAATAGGATGAGCAGAGGGTACGTTTTTCAATACATACGTACCTACATTTGTACCGTATGTTCCATAGTTTCCACCAAAAACAAACTTATTACCACCGCTAATGTTTTGTATAGTTACTTCGTTCTCTGCACCTAAACAATAGTCAGGTGTAGGTGTTGGCGCAGGTGTCGGAGGACTGGGAGGCGTAGGGGGTACAGGCGGTACAGGAGGCGTTGGTATTGGACTAGGCGCATAACTTCCACAATCTGTATTACAAGGTACATCTATTGGCGTAGTAACACCTGAAAGAGAATTTCTTGCAACTGGTTGACCGTTATATCTAGTGTCTGACGTGTCAATACAAGGGATGGTTGTTTCTCCTTCTAAAAGAGTTACTCTTTGTACTGTTCCATTACAACAAACAATCGACCATCTACATTCCCCTCCTTGTGCTCCAATGGGACACGTTAACTCATACTTAAACACGCCATAAATATATATATTTGATTACAAATTTACGAAAATTTATTGGTGCTAATCAATAAAGCCCCATATCCCCGTTTGATGATGTTTTGTAAAACAAATACCATGGGAGTTGTTATATAAATCAGCAGGTAATATTTCAATCTGTTGCTTATCTTGCTCAATAAAATTAGATAGCGCTATTGGGCCAACAGTTTTTCTTACTATTGTACCTCTTAGTTCTTCTTCGTAATCAGGATAAGCTCTTACTGCTTCAAGGTTTTCAATAATATTTTTTCGGGAGTATGTCAGAAACCGTGTCCAAAACTCTGAGGGTGGAGAAATCATTAAACTATTTTGAACTACTTCATCTCCTGATGAAGCTCCTATAATATATATTTTGTTTTTATCTACTTGATGAAGGAACGGAGATATTAATTCAATATCCATATCTATGTATGCGCCGCCTATCTTTTCTAATATTAAGCTACGAACATAGTCTAACTTAAATATTTTATGAAGCATATTTAAAACTTTATAAAACTCTGGGTCATTACATTTAATAAAGTCATCTATCTCACTATCGTTCCACACCTTTATACAGCAATGCGAACGCTTCCAGGAGTCAAGACATGTATGCCATTTTTGAGACCACTTAGTTTTATCTTCAGGAGCTAGGAAGTGTAACATCATTTAACTTATAGTGTATATAAAAGTTTCTAAAATATTTACCCCCAAAAGGTTCTTTACGCGCATGTTCACAAAGAGCTGACTCATACAGTATCATATCTCCTGGCTGAGCATATACCTTATACCACTCTCCATCGTGTCCTTTAATATCTAATGGCCAGTCATCAGCATACTTTTTATTTTGACAACCGCAGGTTAAATCTTTATCTACAATTATTATAGATGATATATGGTGAGTCTCGATTCTGTCCACATGTTCTGTAAGACTTGAACCTTTTTGATATGACCTAATACCATATATAAAGCTTGGAGTAATATCAGCACCACAAAAATCTCTATGCACAGGGAGCAGTTCTTGATGTAGAATTTCTTTTACTGTAGGTAAATTATCGAAACTTAACATAGTTGTATCCCCTGGTATGTAATGGTCTTTACCTTCAAACTCCTCTTTCTGCTCTTTTATTTTTAATAGACTGTAACATTCTTGAATTAAATTCCACATTTTAGGTGGACACTTTTGTAAAGAAAAACCATTAGGCGTGAGCTTTGGAATAGGACTATCACTATCTACAATAATATTATTATTTACTTTAACAATTTTACTTTCAGGTTTTGGTTCTTCTTG